CTACTCCAAATGCCGAGATTTGCTATTTCGCCATCCATATACCAACCAGAATTACCCCTACCTACCCAGACCTCCTGTGCATAATAGGTAATTGTATCTGTTCTTGTACCTGATATTTCAAGTGAACCATTTACATATATTTTCTGGGAACCACTTGTAAAAGTACAGGCTACATGATACCAAGTATTTGCAGAATAAGTTGAAGTTGTCATAAGACTTTGGTCAGAACTGCCATCGTTCCAAACAAAAAACAACTTTCCTGAATAATGAAGTCGTAAATGACAAGCGTTGTAAGGAGCAGAGTGTGAAGTAAAATCGTATGAAAATACTGCATGGTCAGCATCAACGGTATTAAACTTTACCCAAGCAGAAATAGTAAAAGATTGATTGGCAAAGTCTGTTCTACCATCACTTGCTAATTCTATGTAGTCATTACTACCATCAAAAGATGTACTACCATCTAATAGGAAGTCTGGGGTGGTATCGTAAAAACGGAAATATGCCTTTAAGCTATCTTTTACATAGCTAAATACCTTTGCCGTTTGTCTGGCAAATGATAAACCTAGTCCTAGCACGTTACTACCCTAAGTAAGCTATGCAAAGACCAGCGTTTACTGTAATCGCACTCCAATTTCCATAAATGGTCACACCTGCAGGGAATACATCTGTATTAACTACAGAGTTTCCATGAGTAGATGTACCCGTACCAGTGATCTTGGCATTGGATTGAGTAAGTGTTGTGAATGTGGTGTCTTCAAGCATTGTGATAGCAACTACAACATCTGTTCCTAGGCTTGCCGCTGATTCGCCATCATCTAAGATAGCTGAACCAACTTGTCCAAGTCCTACGTTACCTGATTCTACTACTGAGTATTCTTGTAATCCCATCTTGTTTCCTCCTAGTATGCCTTACCGAGCTTGGGTGTTCTCATGGGCATATTGATTAATTTGATTCTACAAAAGCCTTTAGGCTACTTGCGTATTTCCCTTCTAATAAAGTTATTTGAGACTGGATGGCATTTATTTCAAGCGTGATAGCTTGTGCCAATTCAGAATCTTCGTCTGTTTGTACGTAAATTTTTAATTGTTCATTTTTCAATGCTAACAGTTGCTGTAGACACCTTGCGGCTGCACCAGTGACCAATATATGTATAGCTTCTTGAGGAAAGTTTGTTACAGCAGTTGAACTATGTATAATTGCCGTACTTCCATCGCTTGTTGGAATTAATGGTACATATACCACATTGCCCGTTGCTTCACTGCCATCAGCCACTACATAGACTTTGCTACTGGAATTGTAATAAACTGGGTCTCTTGCAGTTGCATAATGAATTGAACCCGAATCTTTAGCTTGAGCAACATTGCTACTTTGTATAGGCCTTGCTTGTCTATTGCTTTTATGTACTTCCAATACTCGTTTATCCAGTATAGATAAACCTCCGGTAGTAATATCAGCTTCTTTTGATAAAGGCAATAATTTGATAGACGGAGTTACCTTTACTATTTCTGCTCCAACATCTTGTATAGCCGTAGTAATGAACGTAGTGTCGTCAAATACGGTTGTTCCAATCATATCCTCTATTTGAACTTGAAATGTTTGCATTAGTCTGCTATTACCCTTTCAGTCATTGCAGCAAAAGCAGAATTCTTTGTAGGTAAATAATCTTGATATACAGTCGCAAGACCCTCAAGTGTGCCAGTTCCTCTCCAACTTGAACCAACCACAGTTAATACACCACTTCCTATATTGTTATTCGTAAAAGTCAATTCTTGCCATACGCCATTTGAGTCTTTAAAGATAGCTGTGCCAGAATTACTAAAAGTATCAGTTTCATTTAATTCAATTGAAGTTGCTCCATTTGATGCCGTACCTACAGAATAATTACCGACAACAGTTCCAATTTTTATTTCTACAAAATCAGCCATTAATAATCCTGGGGAATAATATTGTAAGCAGTTCCATCACGACCTTTATTTGCATACTTTTTACCTTCTTTTACGTCATCGTTAAATAAACTTCTGAAATACCCCGCTTGTCTAATCAGCTCTGGTTTTAACTCATATCCCTTTGCAATAGCATAGTTAGCCAAAGCTTCGTGAAATTCAGCCGGAATATTCGGGGATTCGGTCATATCGGTTCCGGTACCTGAGGCTACAAAATCATCATCAAGCTTTACTGCGTGAATATTAATTTGCTTTACTTCAGAAACAGAAACGTGATTAGTCGTGGTATCTGTAGCTGAGTTTTTTACAATGGCTATAGCATCCCGTTCTATCCACCAAGCGTGTTTTAATGCATTTGTTCTAGCGTCATCAGCCATTATATATCCGTATCAATCTTTTCGGGAGGAGTGCCTAGTCTAGGTATTTCATAATTATCGTAATCCACCCGAGTTACTTCTAATATGTTACTATCTAATGGATAATACCGCTTATCAGCAACCGTATTAAAGGTATATAGTGTTTTTAAAATTCTAGTTTTTCGACAAAACTCATCCAAGGCACGATTTAAATATATACGTATCTGAGCCTCCCCCAGTTCAGGATGATGTTGCTTTACCAGTTCTATCAGTTGTGTTTGTGTCATAATTCCTTACAACTCTGGGGGAGCCGAAACTCCCCCATCGTTATTTGTTTATTTATCAATCACTATCTGTAAACAATGCTGATCCATCAGTATCTGCATCTCCAGAGTGAACGACGCCAGTAACCATCCATTGATT